GCTAGACCCAGCCAGTTCTGTCCGAGCTGGCTTTTTTTTGTAAAAAAAAGCCCTCTCTGGGAGGGCTACAGAAGTCTCAGTTTCGTTGCTCTTTTTATTGATGTTCCCCGGAGTTGGCATTCTCCGCATCAGAGTCATGTGTAGCCTGGCAGCCAGGCAGATAATAACAAGCGTAAGCGTGGGGAATGAAGAATTTCCTTAGATTTATACAGTGAATTGGTGACTAGAGACAATGAAGCAGTAAAACGGGTTGACCGCAGCCTAAAGGCAATGCAGCAGTCATGATGCTGCCCCGAGTCGCGTAATGGTGAGTACGTATAGCAGACCGATGTGAGGGTAAATAAGGGAACATGCTCCGGTAAAGAAGCGCAAACCCCAAATGCGCACCGGTTATAAGCGGCGATGAAGCGACAGCACCTCAAGGGCATGAGCGTGGCCACTTCGGATAGTGGCAGCCTTTACAAAGCCCAGTTGCTGGTGGGTTTGATAATTGTTTTACCAACCAGATGTAAAAAAGCCCCCGTTAGAGGGCTAGAGGATTATCAGCTTCAATTGCTATGGAATATTACTTCGCGCAATAGACGCGTGCTTCACGAGGGGTATAGATGCCGAAGGTGACAAATCCTAGCAGCCCATTCACAAAAGTCTGTTGAACTTCAGTACGAACAACTTTATCAGCACCACCGCAAACCTGAGCTGCATCAATTTGCTTGGATTGACCAATCCCGCTAACGAAGAAATGATGTGTCGTAACTTGCTGTGGCGTAGTCGTTATGCCTTTGTTTACTGAAAACGATTGTTGAGCGCAGCCAGAAACAGCCGTAGCAACCAGTGCTACCAAGATTAACTTTTTCATAAATGACCTTGTTGTGGTTTTAAATCTTCAAAATCTTTACACAGAACACAAAATTAAACATATCCGACCAGTAAATCGTTTTTTTCGCTTACGCAAGGCTTTTTTGCGGAACATGCCCAACCATTAAATTCTGAATATTATCATTTATAAAAGGTACTCCTGGCGATTCTGAACACCGAGGGGGCGCGGACACGCGGAAAACCGCTAGTTTTTTGCATTTTATGGGTTTCATCATCATCCGTTTAACCTATTGATATTTCAGTCCTGAGCATTTGCAGGATGTCGAAATGACTATTTTTTGTTCACCATCATGGATAACGAACTGAAAAATTTCCGGCTGAATATCACGCAGTTGGCAGCCATTACCGATCTGCACCGCCAGACGGTCGCTAGCAAGCTTGCGAATGTTCAGCCTGCACCGGGCAGCAATCCGAAACTTAAGCTTTATGCCATCACCGATATCCTCAGGGAGTTGTTGACGAGTACCACACCGTCGGAGCTGGTGGACGTCGACAAAATGCTTCCCCCCGATCGTAAAGCCTGGTTTCAGTCGGAGCGTGAAAGGCTCAAGTTTCAGCAGGAAACTGGGGAGCTGATCCCGGCGTCAGAAGTCACCAGAGAATTTTCCTCCATGGCAAAAGCAATGGTTCAGGTGCTGGAGACGTTACCCGACATTCTTGAACGAGACTGCGCTATGACCCCTTCCGCAGTTGTCAGGGTGCAGCAGGTTATTGACGATCTGCGCGACCAGATAGCCCTCAAAGTTGAGCAGGCCGACTCACCGGAACAGGAGGATATGCCAGAAGAGGAGTAAATCATGCGACAGGCCACGGCAGCGGAAGTCAGGCGTAACGCTTCCGCCATTCTCAAAGCCCCGCGCCGTATGCCTGTGGCTGAGGCGGTTCAAAAATTTATGCGCGTACCTATGGGAGCCGGTAACTCGGTACCGTGGGACCCTGCTGTCGCTCCCTATGTGATCGAGCCGATGAACTGCCTCGCTATGCGTGAATACGATGCGGTGGTGTTTGTTGGTCCGGCACGAACGGGGAAAACGATCGGTCTGGTGGATGGCTGGGTTGTATACAACATTGTCTGCGACCCGTCCGATATGCTCGTCGTTCAGATGACCGAAGAGAAAGCCCGCGAGCATTCAAAAAAGCGACTGGCCCGAACCTTCCGAGTCAGTCCTGAAGTGGCGAAACGCCTGAGCCCGTTGCGAAACGATAACAACGTGCATGATCGTACTTTTCTGGCGGGGAACTACCTCAAGATTGGCTGGCCTTCCATCAACATTATGTCCTCGTCAGATTTCAAATGTGTGGCGCTCACGGATTATGACCGCTTCCCTGAGGACATTGATGGCGAGGGTGACGGTTTTACCCTGGCTTCCAAGCGAACCACGACGTTTATGTCCGCCGGGATGACCCTGGTGGAGTGTTCGCCAGGCCGGGACATTCGCGACAGCAAATGGCGCCGAAAGTCTCCGCATGAAGCGCCACCAACGACAGGTGCGCTTTCCCTGTACAACCGTGGTGATCGCCGTCGGTGGTACTGGCCGTGCCCGCACTGTGGTGAGTATTTCCAGCCCGCGATGGTGGCGATGACCGGCTATCGCGATGAACCGGATCCGGTAAAAGCCAGTGAGTCGGCTCATCTGCTTTGCCCGCACTGCAGCAGCGTTATCTCTGCAGATAAAAAGCGCGAGCTTAACGGGGTGGGCGTCTGGTTGCGTGAAGGTCAGACTATTGACCGTGACGGCAATATTTCCGGTGAGCCACGCCGTTCGCGCATTGCCTCGTTCTGGATGGAAGGACCCGCAGCCGCGTATCAGACCTGGGCGCAGCTGGTGTACAAGCTGCTGACAGCTGAGCAGGAGTATGAGGCCACCGGCAGCGAAGAAACCCTCAAGGCGGTGATCAACACCGACTGGGGGCTACCGTATCTGCCGCGATCGGCCAGCGAACAGCGACGCGCCGATGCGCTGATGCTGCGTGCGGAGGATTACGGTAAACGCCTGGTCCCGCCTAAGGTGCGTTTCCTGCTGGCGGCCGTTGACGTCCAGGGCGGAAAAAAACGCCGTTTCGTCGTGCAGATTATCGGATATGGCGAAAACGGTGAGCGCTGGCTGGTGGACCGCTACAACATCCGTCAGTCTCTGCGCTGCAATGAGCATGGTGAGGCGGAGCCGATCCATCCCGGCGCGTATCCGGAGGACTGGCAGCTGCTGGTTTCTGATGTGCTGGAAAAAACGTATGCACTTCAGTCTGACCCGACGCGCCGTATGCCGGTGTTGGCCATGGCCGTCGACAGCGGCGGTGAAGAGGGCGTAACCGACAACGCCTATAAATTCTGGCGACTTTGCCGCCGCGATGGCCTGGGTAAACGTGTTTACCTGGTCAAGGGCGACAGCACAAAGCGCCAGAAAATCATCACTAAAACCCATCCAAATAATACCGAACGCAGCGACCGTCGCGCCGATGCGCGCGGTGAGGTGCCGGTGTATCTGCTGCAGACCGACCTGCTCAAGGATCAGCTCAGCAATAACCTTGATCGTGAGACTCCCGGAGCAGGCTATATCCATTTTCCCGACTGGCTGGGGGAGTGGTTCTACGAGGAACTGACCTACGAAGAGCGCGGCGTGGATGGCAAATGGCGTAAGCCAGGCAAGGGCGCCAACGAAGCCTTTGACCTGTTCTGCTATGCCCACGCCGTCGCGGTTCTGCGCGGCTACGAAAAAATTCGCGACTGGGAAAAACCTCCTGCATGGGCTGAGCCGCAGGATCTCAACCCAAATATTCATGAAGGGGAACGCCCCCGGGAGATAACTGTGAAAAAAACAAAACCTGTTCAGTCGCCTGTCCAGGCTGAACCTGAAAAGGACACCGCTCTCTCCGGCAGCTGGCTGGGCTCTTCCGGTAAGGGAGGCTGGTTGTGACGAAAGACGATATCTGGAAAACATTGCTGATGGTGCGCCAGGCCTACCAGGATTCACTGGACGGAAAGAGTATTTCTTTCACCGGCGTGAACGGTCGGGCCATTACCAACCATGATCCAAAAGCACTTCGCGAAGAGCTTGATTACTGGGAGCGACGCTGGCGGGCGGTCAACTGCCGCGGCGGTTCGTACAAACTCGCTAACTTTCTGTAAGGCGTTCTATGGGCATTCTTGAAAAAACACTGGGTGCGCTGGCGCCAGGGTGGGCGGCGGCACGCGCGCGGGATCGTCTCCGGCTCAATGCGTATGAAGCGGCAAGCGCGTCCCGCCTGCACAAAGCGAAAAAACAAAGCCAGTCAGCGGACACCTCAGTATTTGCAGCGGGTCAGTCCCTGCGGGAGCAGGCCCGGTGGCTTGATGAAAACCACGACCTGGTGATCGGCCTATTCGACAAAATGGAAGACCGGGTTATCGGTGCCCACGGTATCCATGTTGAGCCCCAGCCCCTCGATCTGGAGGGAAACCTCCATTCCGATTTCGCCGGGCAGCTCTCGTCGCTTTGGGCTGAATGGTCTGTGCGTCCTGAGGTCACCGGCATGTTTACCCGCCCGGAGGCTGAACGTCTGCTGTTGCGTTCTGCGCTGCGCGACGGGGAAGTCTTCACGCAGCTGGTAAGGGGGAATGTGCCGGGTCTGCAGCATGCCACGTCGGTACCGTTTTCTCTGGAAATGCTGGAGGCGGATTTTGTGCCGTTCAACCTGAACAGCACCGCCGGCCAGCAGGTTCGCCAGGGCATCATCGTGAACGACTGGGGCCGCCCTGTCGGGTACCGGGTTTACAAATACCACCCGGCGAACATGACGCGGTTCAGCGCCGAACTCAAAACCGTCTCAGCTGACAACATGCTTCACCTGGCGCAACGCAAGCGACTGCACCAGTTGCGGGGTATCAGCCTGATCCACGGGGTCATTACCCGTCTGTCAGACATTAAGGATTATGAAGAGAGCGAGCGCGTGGCCGCCCGTATTGCCGCTGCGCTTGGGTTCTATATCAAGCGTGGCGATGCGCAGTCCCTTGGCGATGAAAGTGAGTTTTCAGCGCCCGGTGGTCAGCGTCACTACGATATCGCGCCGGGCATGATTTACGACGAACTCCGGCCCGGCGAAGACCTGGGCATGGTGGAGTCAAACCGCCCGAATGTTCATCTCTACGAATTCCGGAACGGGCAGATGCGAGCTGTGGCCGCCGGTACGCGCGGCAGCTATTCCAGCATTGCCCGGGACTATAACGGTACCTACAGCTCCCAGCGTCAGGAGCTGGTGGAGAGCTTCGAAGGGTACAACGTCCTGCAACAGTGGTTTGTCGGCCAGCACAGCCGGCCTGTTTACCGTGCATGGCTGGCGATGGCGTTGCTGAGCGGCGTTGAAGTCCCGCCGGATGTGGATCCGAATTCTCTCTATAACGCGCTTTATCTCGGGCCGGTGATGCCGTGGATTGATCCGGGCAAGGAGGCGAACGCCTGGAAAGCCATTGTGCGTGGCGGTGCCGGTACTGAAGCGGAATGGGCGCGGGCCAGGGGGAAAAATCCTCAGGAGGTTAAGCGCCAGCGACTGCGTGAAACTGAATTTAACCGTCAACACGGGCTGGTGTTTGATTCCGACGCCGCCAATGACAAAGGAGCGATGCCAGATGCAACGGCAAAACCAGACGATAAACGGCGTGAGCCGGACGATGATGATTAACCCCAGCGCCAGCCTGGCGGGTGTCGATGCGGCAAACGGCCAGTGCTGGTACGAAATCCGCGCGCTGGATGCCGGACGGGTCGAAATTTTCCTTTATGACGTGATCGGCGGCTGGGGTATCACTGCCCAGCAGTTCGTCGCCGACTGTAAAGAGGCGGGGGTGTTTGAGGCCAGCGCGGTGGATTTGCATATCCACAGCCCCGGCGGCGATGTCATGCAGGGTTTTGCCATCTACAACACCCTGTCGCGGCTGAAAGCGAAGGTAGATATCTGGGTGGACGGCGTGGCGGCCAGCATGGCCTCGATGATTGTCTGCCTGCCCGGCGCCACGGTGCACATGCCGGAAAACGCCTGGATTATGGTCCACAAACCGTGGGGCGGTATCGCCGGGGATTCTGACGACATGCGCGATTACGCCGCCTGGCTTGATCGTAACGAAGCCCTGATGCTCAGCGCTTACATGAACAAAACCGGACTGGGGCAGGAAGAGCTGGAAGCGATGCTGAAAGCGGAGACCTGGCTTAACGGTGCCGAGGCGGTGGAAAAAGGTTTCGCCGACACGCTTGAACCTGAACTGCAGGCCGCGGCCTGTGTGAATGAAAATAAACTGAAGGATTACCAGAACATGCCAGAACAGATTAAATCCCTTTTTGCGCCGCGTGCCGAAGCCCCTGTGAATCAGCCACAGCAACCTGCGCCGGTACAGCAGCCCTCGCCGGTACAGGCAAACCTTAACCCGCCAGCACCACAACAGCCCGCGCCGCAGATGACAAACATCGATATCACCGCGCTGGCCCAGCAGCTGCAGCAGCAGATGCAGACGGCGAACGCGGAGCGCGTGAATTCCGTCTCAGCCGTGTTTGAGGCGTTCCCGGCTTTCGCGACGCTGAAGGCGGAATGTCTTGCCGACTTCACCTGCAACGCCGAAAAGGCCCGCGACAAACTGCTGCAGGCGCTAGCGGCGGGTACCACCCCGAGCGCCGGTCCGGGGGCCATTCACCTTTATGCCGGTAACGGCAATCTGGTCGGTGATTCCATTCGCTCTGCGGTAATGACCCGCGCGGGCTATGCGCAGGCCGAGAAGGATAACGCTTACAACGGTTACACCCTGCGCGAACTGGCGCGCGCCTCCCTGGTCGATCGCGGCATCGGTATCTCCGGCGCTGGCACGGCACAGGCGATGGTCGGGCTGGCGTTCACCCACAGCAGCAGCGATTTCGGCAATATCCTGATGGATGTGGCGCACAAGGCGGCGCTGATGGGCTGGGATGAGGCTACAGAGTCGTTCGAACAGTGGACCCGCAAGGGCACGCTGACCGATTTCAAAACCGCGCACCGCGTCGGCCTGGAATCACTGGCATCGCTTCGCAAGGTCCGCGCCGGGGCGGAATATAAATATGTCACCATCAAGGATCGCGGTGAGCCAATTGCCCTGGCGACCTACGGCGAACTTTTCAGCATTGACCGCCATACCATCATCAACGATGACCTGGACATGCTGACCCGTATCCCGCAGGCAATGGGGCTTGCTGCGCGTGCCACCGTGGGCGATCTGGTATGGGCTGTTTTGACCAGCAACCCGAAAATGTCGGACGGTAAGCCGCTGTTCCACGCTGACCACGGCAACCTGGTCTCCGCCGAACTGAGTATCGAAGGCCTGGATACGGCGCGTAAGGCGATGCTGCTGCAAAAATCGGGCGATCGCCGTCTGAATATTCGCCCGGCCTACATGCTGACGCCAGTGGCTATCGAGTCCCGGGCTAACCAGCTGATCAAGTCTGCAAGCGTACCAGGCGCAGATGCGAACAGCGGTATCGTGAACCCGATCCAGAACTTTGTGACGGTGGCTTCTGAGGCCCGCCTGGACGACAGCAGCCCGACGGATTACTACCTGACCGCTGCACAGGGACGCGACACTATCGAAGTGGCCTATCTCGACGGCATCGACACCCCGTATCTGGAGCAGCAACAGGGCTTCACCGTTGACGGTGCTGCGTTCAAGGTGCGTATCGATGCAGGTGTGGCACCGCTTGACTGGCGCGGCATGGTTAAAGTCACCAAAAAATAACGACCGTCATCTGACGGTTTTTTATTACGGAGCGGCGCGTGCTGCTCCTTTTTTGTCTGGAGAGAAAAATGGCGAAAAATTATCAGCAGGACGGCAGCACCCTTGATTTTCAGAATACCGGTGCAACCGATATTCATTCGGGTGACGCCGTGCTTTCAGGGGCGCTGGTTGGCGTCGCTCACGATGACATCCCGGCAGGGCTGTGGGGCGTGCTGCACACCACGGGCGTGTTCGTTCTGCCAAAGGCAGCGGAAGCGGTCACTCTCGGCCAGAAGCTGTATCTGGCTGACGGTAAGCTGACAGCAGAAGCGGGGGAGGCGGCAGCACCGAACCCTCTGGCGGGCACGGCCTGGGCAGACTCGGCGGCTGATGTCGGAACTGTTCCGGTCCGGCTTGGCTACTGATGAACCGCTTTCGTCAACGCCTGTTAAAAGCGGATGCCCGGATTTCCCGGGCATTTGCCGAAGAGGTGCCTGCCGTCCTGTCTATCGACGCTGAGTTGCGTCCTGTTACCGTGATTTTCGAGACGCCTGATGCCGCGGTTGATGTGCCCGGCGGGGGGCAAATTCAGGATCGCTCTCCGGCATTCAGCGCGATGACCGCCGATATCGCGGGGATTGAGAAGCATCACGGCGTTGAGATCAACGGCACGGCTTATCGTGTGACGCACGTCGGGGCTGATGAAGATGGCCGCACCCGCGTCACGCTTGCGTATGGCGCACCGGGTAAGTTGCAGCCGGATATCAATAAGTGGAGCTGACATGGCGCGTGAGTCCAGACTGCGACGGGATTTGCCTGTCGATATCGATGTGGATGCCATCTGGCGGATAGCGGAGCACATCGGTGCCACCCATAAACAGTTTCGGGCGGCGTACTCTCGCGCCCTGAAACGTACCGCCGCCACCTTGCGTAAAAAAGCGATGGCAGACCTAAAAGACGGGCTGGCGCCACGCAGCCTGGATCTGGTGCGCCGGCGTCTGCTTTCCTTTCGTCTTGATCGCGCCTCTCAGTCACAACTGGATAATTTTCGTCTCTGGTTTGGTCTCAATGCCATTAAGGTAAAAGACCTGAAAGGCCGGATTAACGGGCGGGTCAGGCCTCACCATACCCGGCGGGATAAATCCACCGGGCGGTATATAAAGGCGCGACGCCAGGCAGAAAACGCGCGCTTTACCCCAAAGGGCAGCCTGCTTTCCCCGCGCACGTTTGAAAACGGTGAGGTGGCGCGCTCCCGCCGTGAAAACCGGCGGACGGTGGTTATTCGCGATCCGGATACCCGTCGTACCCGCGAGGCGGAAGTGGATATTTATGAGCCGATGCTGAACTACATCGAGGATAACGCCTTTGCGGAGGCGATTGAGATTTTCATGCATCACTTTGAAACCGATCTGCGCGGGCGTGTGAAAGCCCGTATATCTGTCTGAGGTAAACCATGGCTGAGCCATTGCTGCTGGGGCAGTATCACGATGCTGTCACCGGCGCGCTGAACAAAATTGACTGGGTGCGCGACGCCGATGCCTATCCGGAAAAAAATGTCCCCCGATTTACCGGGCTGACCACCCCGGCGGTCTATTTCTCCATTAACGGCTGGGAACAGGGCGGGGGCAACGAGGGGCAGCTCAACGTTAATCTGTCCTGCGATTTGTTCGTGGTGGTGGATGCAGCCGGGGCAGGTGTCAGTCGCCCGGAAATTTTCCTGCGCACGGCGGCCGCAGATATCACGCAGTGGATTGACGGCCAGCAGTTCGGCCTGACCCATCTGGAGCCAGCCATCTTTATCGATGCAGCACGCGATGAGTTTGATCCGCGCATGGATGATTACCTGGTCTGGCGAATCTCCTTCACACAGTCAGCCGCCTTTGGTGCGGATCCGTTTGCACAGCTGAATGTCCCGCTGAAAGCGGCCTGGCTGGGCAAGGCACCGGATATCGGTCGGACACATGTGGATGACTATCAGCTGATTTACGAGGCAAAACCCGATGAGTGATATCGAGGGCGATTTACAGCGCCGTCTGGCAAATATTGTCAGGCGCGGGGTTATTCATTCCGTAAAGCATGACGGCATACCGAAATGCCGGGTGGACCTGGGCGACATCACCACCACCTGGCTACCGCTCTGCCAGGGCTTTTCGGGTGTTAACCGGGCTGACTCCAATCCGTATGCGGTCGGGGATGCGGTCACGGTACTGTCGGAGGCGGGCGAGCTGAATAATGGCCGGGTGTTTCCCGGCTGGAATACCGGCGCGCTGCCGGTACCGGAGGGCAGCGACAGCGAGCATATCACCCGATACGGCGACGGTACCGAGATCCGCTATGACCGTGCCGCGCATGCCCTGACCATTACCCTGACGGAGGGCGGCACCTACAAAATCATCGGGAAAGGTACGCTGGACGGTCCGGTGGAAATTACTGAAACCCTCACGGTGCAGGGCGTGTCGCAATTCAATGCCGACGCGAACGTGGCCGGAAATATTGGTGCAACTCAGGAGATTTCGGACGGTACCGGGAAAATGAGCGCGATCCGCGAAACTTACAATGGCCATGACCATGAAGAAAATGGTGACGGCGGCGGTACCACGAATCCCCCCAATCAAAAAATGTGACCTGCCGCGGCAGGTTTTTTTATGCCTGGAGAAAATTAATGGCGAATTTACATGGTGTGGAAACGATCGAACTGACATCCGGTACGGTCGCGGTCACGACGATCCAGACGGCTATTATCGGTCTGGTGGGTACCGCGCCGGATGCCTCAGCCGGAACGCCGGCAGCGGGTACCGTCGGGACGCCTATTCTGGATAACGTTGTCGAATTTACCGCGACGAAGGCCGGCAGGGCGGGCAATGTCCTGCTGGCTGAGGCGGTAGCCGGGGTGCCTGATGCAGAAAATCCCGCCGCGGTGGAGACGACGGCTGTCTGGGACGCAACGGCTTTAACGCTGACCATCACGCTGGGCTGTGATGAATCCGGCAAGCTGACGGCAACGCCAGCAGAGGTGGTCACGGCCGTGAGCGCGGTGGCGGATGTGAAAGTGACCGTGAAGGGTACCGGCAGCGGCATTGTCACGCCGTTCAGCCTGCAGCTGTCCGGTGGCGAGGATGAGCCGTTCCCTCTGAATACGCCGGTGGCAATTGTCGGTACCACGATGCTCTCCCGCCTGGGTGAGAAGGGCTCGCTGAAGCCGGCACTTACCGAAATCAACGATCAGCGAAATGCCCTGACGGTGGTGGTTCGTGTGTCGGAAGAAACCGACGAAGCGAAACAGCGTGCAGCGGTGCTTACCGGGATCGGCTCGCTGTCATCTTCAAAATCGGTGACGACGTACCAGCCCCGAATCGTCATTGCGCCGGGGTTCAGTGAGGATGACGCCGTGGGCAAGGCACTGGAAACCGTTGCCGGCAAACTACGCGCAGTGGCGTATGTAGACTGTGAATCCGGTGCCACGCTGCAGGAAGTGGTCCAGCGACGTCAGTCCTATGGCATGCGCACTGAACTGCTGCGCCCGCGCGTTCAGGTCAGCAATGCCGACGGCCAGCTGGTCTACCGCCCGTATTCAGCGTTTGCGGCGGGACTGCGCGCCCGTATCGACTTTGAGAAGGGCTGGTGGTGGAGCAAATCCAACCAGGACATCAACAATATCCTCGGCGTGGAGCAGGTCGACGAGTTCATTCTCGGCGATGAAAACTGCGATGCGAACCTGCTCAACATGCAGAACGTGTCCACTATTATCCGCCGTGCCGGGTTTAAGCACTGGGGTAACCGCCTGTGCGGAACCAATCCCCAGTGGCGCTTTGAATCGGTTCGCCGCACTGCAGACGTCATCGAGGACAGCATTCAGGAGACGATGCTGGAATACGTTGACCGCCCACTCGACCGGGAAAACGCCGACGACATCATCGGCACCATCAACGCCTATATGCGTCAGCTGATCGGCCTCGGTGCCATTTTCGGCGGTCGTGCCTGGCTGGATGAGGAGCTTAATACCGCTGAGAGCATGGCGGCGGGCGTGCTGTACATCAACTATGACTTTGGTCCGAAATCGCCGACTGAACTTATCAGCCTGCGCGTCCGGGTGAATAACAACTATGCGCTTGAGGAGATGCTGGCAGCATGAGCGAAAAAAACACGTTACGCGTCTGGACCTTCTTCCGGCAGGGGATCCGTATTCAGGGCGCACATGAATTTACGCCGCCGGCATTGTCCATTGTCAAAACCGATTTGCGCACCGGCGCACAGGACGCCCCCTCTCCCGTGGATGACGGCATGGAGGCGCTGACCTGCCAGTTGAAGTTTTACGGGGTGGACACGGACATGCTGACTGCCTTTGGTTTTGTCAGTGGCAGTCGCCCGCGTTTTACGGCCTATCAGGGCTATCTGGCGAACGGCACCGCGCTGGGCACCATCGAGGAGATCGAGGGCTTTGTGCAGACCGTCACCCCGGATGCGCGGGGCAAAGACAGCCTGTCCGAAAATGCCGTCACAGTGGACATCGCCGTGAGCTATTACCGCCAGACCAAAGACGGCCGCGAGCTCTTTGAAATTGATACGGAGCGCTTCTCGCGCCGGGTGAATGGCGTGGATGTGTTGTCCGGCCTGGCGGCGAAAGTCCGTCTCTGAGCCTGTCTTTATCCTGTAACGGCCTTCGGGCCGTTTTTACTTTACGGAGAGTGTTATGAGTTTTCCTGGTGAAACCCGCGTTATCAAACTGTATTCCCCTGTTTCCTTTGAGAACGGTGGCCTGCTCGAACAGGTGACGCTGCGCGAGCCGCTGGTGCGCGATCGCATTGCTTTTTCCAAGGATCGGGGCAGCGAAGAAGAAAAAGAGGCACGCATGATTGCGCTGCTGTGCAATCTCAGTGAGCAGGATATCTGGCAGCTGACAGCGGCTGATTATGCGCAGCTGCTGGACGCATTTAATGTTTTTATGCTCCCGCCCGGGGAGCGACCGAAAGAAGCCTGATCCGGGCGATACGCTTTCTCGGGCGGCGCCTGCATTTTCCCATGACGGAATACCTGGATATGCCGTTCAGCGTGTTTTCTGATTTTCTCACCGACGAAGTGGAGGCGGTAAATCGTGGCCGGACTAAGCCAGAATCTTAAGGCCGTCATTACGTTTGGCGGCAATATCGACAGCTCATGGAATCGTTCAGCGAACGGCCTGCAAAAGAGCCTGAAGGACGTCGGGAAGCAGTCAGAAAAACTGACCAAAGACCAGGCGAAGCTGGCGGCGGAGATTAAAAAAGCAAAGCTTGCCGGGCAGAGCCTTGGCGATCTGAAACGGCGTTACAGCGATGTGTCGCGTGAAATCCGTAAAACGGAGTTCGAACAGCAGAAGCTGAACCAGCAGATGCAGAAGGCGCAGCGGCTGGCGTCATTTAAAGGGGCCGGTAAAGGCCTGTTTCGCCGCGGTCTGGGTATCGCCGGACAACTGGGCAGCATGGTGGCACCGGGGCTGGCGATCGGCGGCGGTGGGGTGGTGGCTACCGCGCTGGGCACCCTGATAGCACCGGCGGCTACCAATGCGGAGACGGCCCGACGTGCGGGCGTGGCGAAAAGTTATGGCGTGGACATCCCGACGTTTGATGCCTGGGACACCCTCGCAAAACAGTACGACATGAACGGCGAGAATATCGGCGATCTGTTTGAGGAGTATCTGCACAAGGCAGGGGAATACAAGCAGAACGGTAAGCAGGGCTCGCTGCAGGACGCGTTTGAGACGCTCGGGTTTAAGGCGGGGGATTTGGCCGGGCTCAGCGATATGGCACAGTTTGAAAAAATCGTTGAGCGCGCGCTCAGCCTGCAGGATGAGTCGAAAGCTTCATTTGCGCTGGATTCGCTGTTTGGCGGCGAGGCCAGCAAGCTCCTGATGCTGCTGAAGCAGTCCGGGAAGAGTTACCGCGACCTGATGGACGAGCAGCGCCGGTATAACCTCGTCACGAAAGAGGGGGCTGAAGGTGCGATGGAGGGCAACCGCGCTATTACCAACCTGCAGACCGTCTTCTCTTCTGCGCTGGCGGAAATCTCCGGTCAGCTCGGTAACGAACTGGCGCCGGATGTGCGCCGTCTGACGGACGATATGGCGGAGTGGTTTAAAGGCGGGGGGATCAAGCGCATCGTCAGTTTTCTGCGTAATGACCTCTACCCCGGCGTGCTGACGTTCGGGCAGGGGATCTTTTTCGTCGGAAAAGTGGCGTACGCGCTGGCGAAAAAACTGTCCTGGCTGCTGCCGGATGAGCGAAGCGATCAGCGGGACGTGCTCAAATCGCTGGCCATGACCGGCTCGGTCGATATCGCCCGCATGACGGCGCAGCGCAACGGCCAGGGAGAGTGGTTCGAACAGCAGCTTAAAGAAAAACCGGATCTGCCGGACGATGTGAAAAAATCCTACCGGGATACGCGGGGCTTTTTCCGTGATGACGAGGAGACATTTAACACCACCCTTGATAAATATCTCACCCCGGAGAACAGTGGCGCACTGTTCGGGACGGACGGGTTAATGAAGCCGGCACAGCCACAGTCTGTCACGCCCGGTACCGGCCCTACGGCATGGGATCATTATCCCCGGACCCTGCTGTCGCCGTTACCGCCAGAAACATCGCCGCAGGTGGTACCGGACATTACGGAGCAGGATTCACTCCAGCAGGCTACCAGCACTGAGGCTGAAGGTCGCTGGGATATGTTGCTGCAGAAGCTGGATTCAGCAGATACTCCCGTCGCACCCCGACAGCTGACAGACAATCGCCGCTTTGAATACCGGTTTGAAATTCATGGTGCACCCGGGCAGGACGAGCGGGCGATTGCTGATGAGGTCGAGGGTATGACGAAAAGCAGCCCTGCTTTTAATGGTAATAACAGCATGCTGGACGGAGGGCAAATCTGGTGAGTGAAATTATTCCTGTCTTTGAAGACTTCGGGCAGGCCGGTGCCAGCGCGGCGCGTGGTGCCCAGGCCGCCCGGGTGATGATGATGCTGGGCGATTTCGCCTTTTCCATCGATACCACGGCGTATAACCAGCTGACCCGTGAGGCCAGCTGGCGATGGAGCGAGCAGGAGCGCATCGGCAAACAGGACCTGCTGCAGTACACCGGCAAGCCCGGGCGAACCGTCCGGCTTGAGGGAGAATCGCATGCCTTCTTTCGTAAGGGGGTGGATGCCGTTAACGATCTCTACGATCTCGCCGACCAGAACAAGCCACAGCAGCTGGTCAGCGGTGAAGGGGATGTGCTGGGCTGGTGGGTGGTGATCGACTTCTCCGACACGACAAACCGTTTCCTGCCCGGTGGTGGCCACCGAAATAAAAACTGGACGATGACGCTGAAACATTATGCCGATGACATATCAAACCCGTGACGGTGATGTGCTTGATGCAGTCTGCGCAACGCATTACGGCACGGAAAACCTGTCTTTTATCGTGACGCAGGTACTTGAAGCGAATCCGGGGCTGGCTGATATCGGTGCGGTTTACCCGTCAGGTCTCTTTATTACCCTGCCGGATCTGGCTCCGCCGGTTCAGGATTCTGCTTTCAGCCTGTGGGATTAATATGACTGAACAGATAGTTAAACCGGAATATGCTCCCGCTTTCAGCGTCAGCGCCGAGGGGAAAGATATCACCCGCGCGCTGCAGCAAAGTCTGGCAGAGCTGACGCTGACCGATTATGGCGGTGCCACGACAAAGGCGGATGAGCTGAAAATCACGCTGCTGTCGGAAACGCTCCCTTTGCCGACAAAAGGGGCACGACTGCGTGTGGCGCTGGGGTTTAATGACCAGCTGGTGGATAAGGGCTGGTTTGTGGTGTCCGGCGTCGGCAGCAGCGGTCCGCCGCGGCGTATCGAGATTTATGCCACCGCCGCGCCCATGAACGCGCAAAAACAGCCCGGTGATGTGCTCAGCCAGAAAACACGCAGCTGGGATAACATTCGTCTGGCGGATCTGGTCAGGACCATCGCCACGGAAAACGGGCTGAAGTCAAAAGTAGCCGCGGAGCTCGCCGATATCCATATTGACCATGTTGACCAGGTGGCAGAATCGGATGCGAACCTGCTGACCCGGCTTGCCAGGACCTGGAATGCGGTCAGCAAACCTTCCGGCGGTTACTGGCTTTTTCTCCGGCAGGGCGCAACGGCTAACGCCTCAGGTGAGCAGACCGGGGAGCTGGTTATCACCCCGGAGGAAGTCTCAAACTGGTCATACAGTGAGGGCGAGCGGGGGAGTTCGACGGGGAAAGCCACCGGCAGCAGCGGTAAGTCATCGGGAAAAATCGGTGTGCGCTATTACGATGAAGCGGACGGGAAGACCAAAACCACCACTGTTGACCATGACGGCCCCTCGATGGCGAATCCGTATACCCAGCCGGCAAAGGCCACCGCCGACCAGCAGGCCAAATCCAGAAAGACGCAGGCCCGCCGCAATGAGCAGAAGATGACGGTTACCGGCCCGTGCCGATCGAAACATGTTCCCCTCACGGCAGAATCCGGCGTGTCCACGTCCGGCTTTGGCGAGCGTGAAGATCGCGCCTGGGTGGTTGAATCTCTCGCCTTTTCCCTGACGGCCGCCGGGTTCAGCTACACGTACAACCTGGTGGTTGATATTCGCAAGCCTGCTAAATCCTCTAAAAAATCCGGCAGCAAGGATAAAACCGGCCCGGATTACTTCGGTTAACTTTCCGCCTCCTGGCGATCCTCATAGGGAAAAACATTATGAACGGTGTAAACAGCCGGACCGGTAAACGCCTGTCCGGCAGCGATCATTTGCGCCAGTCCGTCAGCGACATCCTCTCCACCCCCGTCGGCAGCCGCGTGCTGGTTCGTGATTACGGCAGTGACCTGTTTTCGCTGGTGGACAACCCTCGCGACGATCTTACCCGACTGCGGATTATCGCGGCCACGGCCTCAGCGCTGGCGCGCTGGGAGCCCCGGTTGCGGGTCACGCGTGTAATGGTCACTTTCCCGGCAGATGAAGCAGGGTGTGTCGTCGATATCGAGGGGATCAATAAAGAGAATAATCTTCCCGTCAGCACCGGAGGCATACAGATTTATGGCAAGTAGTTATGACTTAATTAACCTGTCTGCGCTGGCGGTACCGGATGCGATTGTGGTACCGGATGCCGCCGATATTTTTACCCGCTGGCTGGCGCGCCTGCGCGAACTGGATCCGGAATTCGACGCGCTGGTCGAATCTGATCCGGCGTATAAACAGGGGGAAATCAACGCCTACCAGCTCACCCTGGCGTTTCAGCGTGTCAATGATGCGGTACGCGCTGTTTTCCTTGCCAGCGCCAGAGGAGCCGATCTTGACCAGATAGGTGCGGGTTTTAATGTTTCCCGCCTGGTGATAAATCCCGGCGATCCGGATGCCGTGCCACCCGTCGATCCTGTCTATGAAGACGATGACGCTTTCCGTGAGCGTATCCAGCTTTCGTGGGCGCAGCTGAATACGGCAGGTGCGCGCAACGCATACCGCTTTCATGCCAAATCCGCGGATAACGATGTGCTGGATGCGGATGCCTATGGCCCGGAAACGCACAACCGCCCGGGTGAAGTGGATGTCTATGTCCTGTCGCGAACCGATAATGGTGAGGCCAGCCCCGGCCTGACGGAAAAGGTGATGAACGAACTAAGCGCCGATGAGGTCAGGCCTCTGACTGATTATGTCAGCGTCAAAAGCGCCACCATTGTCAGTTATGCGGTAACAGCTGAACTGGACATACCCGACGGACCGGATGCGCAGACGGTGCTGGAGCATGCCATCAGCACGCTGACCAGCTATACCCTGCTTTCACATCGCATAAACGGCCTTGTGCCGCTTTCCGCGATTTACGCTGCACTCCAGCAGCCCGGTGTTTCCAGAGTCAGGCTGATAAGTCCGGTCGCAGATCTTGAAGCGGCCGCTGGGCAGGCTCCCTGGTGTAGTGCGATAAACGTCACCCGCAAAGGAGGCTCCGTTGGATAAATTTCGTTCCCTGCTACCGCCCTCCGCCATTCAGCCTGAGCGGGCGCAGGAGCAGGCCAGCTCGGAGCAGATCACCGCACTGGATACGGGCATGGTGCGTAAGGTAAAAGACCCCGATACCTGCCCGGCGCACTTGCTGCCCTGGCTCGCATGGGAGTTTGCGGTTGATTCCTGGGAAGACGCCTGGACAGAGGCTGAAAAGCGGCAAGTGTTAAAAGATGCCGCCTATGTCCATCAGCATCGCGGTACTGCCGGCGCTGTCAGGCGGTCACTGAGCGCTGTCAGTCTCCCGACGACAGTGGTGGAGTGGTGGGAGGATCAGCCGCGTAAGGCTCCCTACACCTTCCGCGTTGAGGTTTACAGCCTTCAGGAAGTTGATGACGCTCTGTATCAGCGTATCCGGCGGCAAGTCGATAAAGCGAAAAACCTGAGGAGTCTGTTGACCTCCATTGACGTGATTGCCGACCTGGGCGCAAAGGGAACTTATTATACCGGCGGTGCTGTTACCGCCTGGATTGATGTCGATATTGAGGCAGGAGTTTAGCCATGGCTGAGAAATATTACAGTATTCTGACCAACAGAGGTAAAGAGCTGGAGGCGCAGTCTTCTGCGACCGGTAAGCCCGTCATTATTAAGGACTTTGTGGTGGGTGACGGTAACGGCCAGCCCGTAACACCTGATCCGGCATTCACTGCCCTGATCCATGAGGTGTATCGTTCGGGAATTTCAGCGTTGCAGGTCTCGCCGGATCAGGCGAATCAGTTTATTGCGCAGTTGGTACTGCCTCCCGATGTGGGGGGCTTTGTTGTTCGTGAGGTCGGGCTGTTAACCGATGCCGGCGAACTGTATGCCGTGGCGAACTGTGCAGCAATTGAGAAGCCGGTAAGTGGTATCAGTGTAACGCTCCAGTTTCGCCTCGCCGTGTCAGAAACGGCGGATATCGAACTGAAGGTGGCAACAGGTGATGGGCTGTTCCTTCGCCAGGATGCGAACCTGCGCGATGTGAAGGATGCCAGCGAATCCCGGAAAAATATTGGGCTGAAAGGGGCCGCTGTACTGGATGTTGGCACAACGGCGAATACAGTCGCCGCCGGGGATGACCATCGTATCGTTAATGCCCTGCAGAAAGAAAATAATCTTTCTGATGTTCAGGATAAGGCATTAGCCAGAGAACATTTAGAACTCAGGGCGGCGGCTGTCAGGGATGTTGCTGACAATGCAGCGGGTGCGCTCGTGCCGGTTGGTTATAAAGGGAACTTTAGTTCCGACTCGAATCATGGTGCGATTGATTTTGCGACTTACCCCTTTGTCGTCGGTGAATCATTGTTTATTGATACGCGTGGGTGTACCAACACCCCGCCATTCCTGACGCAGGATTTTTACTATATCGAAGTCGTATGTGCTACCGGCCCTGCTCAAGGTGGAAGGGTAAACCGGCCGTTAGTCCAGTTCGTGAGTTACACGAATTCGAAGTTGATCCTCGCCATTCGTGAGGATGATGGCAACAATATCGGCTGGCGGTATTTCAGGGCGGTGCAATACGATACTGATAATAATACTGTTACCATCCCTGGGGCGCTTAAGGCTGTCAATGGCGGTGCAGAGCTTTCACAAAATGCGATAAATATCCGTGGTTCAGGTAATAAACACCTCTGGTTTTTTGATGCTTCCGGTGCAGAAATGGGGCTCGTTTATGCCTCAGATGATAAAGTGCTTCATCTTCGCGCAGCGCAGGGACCTTCAGTAGATGTTCAATCAAACGGAAACGTGATTGCGCCTAACTATCTTGAGGCAAAGGATGATATCCATTCAGGGCGAAACATCAGCAGTGTGGGGCTGATTCAGGCGGGGAAGGGCCTGTACGACACGCCAGGAGTACGGGTGTACTCGCCCAATAACCCACCGCCACAACAGGATTTAAGCCTTTATGCAAAAAGAGACGCTATTACATTCGTAGGGCTTGAAGCTAATAACCCTACTGCTCCATATATGCGACAAGAATATACTGGAGCGATTGTTTATCTTGCGCAGAGAGACTGGGTAAATGGTAATTTTGCAACGCAAACATGGACTTCGTCTAATTTTATTACAGAAACAGGTTTAGGTGCGCAGGGGTCAGGCGTTCTCCCCGGCGGAGGTACCTTTGTAGTACCTAACGGGTGCGTAATGACAGGTTGGTACACAGAAGGGAATACCCCTGGTGGAGATACAATATTTTATCGTCAGTTGATGAAATACATACCTTCCGTTGGTTGGGTTGGATGTGGGAACATAGCATAATGGTAACTTTCAAAAAATTCTCTATTTACTCACCGGATTACATATTATTTGATGCCATTTACCTCCAGTCGGAAGATGGACTTGATTGGTATTATCATAGAACTCGCTTTCAGGATGATAGTTTTAAAATTTGCTTCGATGACCAGGGGGTCATAAGAATGTTCGGGCAAGATGCACAACTTCTATGGCCTGACGGATTATCTGTAGTAGAGGTATCAGTAGATGAGGTGCCGTCTGGGCTGGATGGGGCTGGGAACTGGCAGTTCATAGACGGCAAAATCGTTCCGAGGACGTATACCGAGAACGAGTTAAAAGAAATTTTTAACTCCAAAAGAAGTAAACTGCTTTTAGATACTTCATCAGTAATTGATCCTCTTAATGATGCTGTAGAGCTAAATATCGCAACGCAAAAAGAAATTGATTCATTGGTGCAATGGAAAGAGTATCGAGTTAAATTGATGCGGCTGAACTTTGGGGATAATTGGCCTGAGGAACCAGCGAAACTTTAAGATGCTTGGAAAACCCTCAGGCTGATAAATCATGTTTTTTGAAATGGATTTCATTTGTTTTTTTGGTGTAAACGATACAATTACTCGGTATGTCTTTGTTGATAAAGCTCATCGCGCCGATGTCAACATTGCTACCTATCACTATAGAGTTTGCAATAATACAACTACCAGCCCCCACACTTACGTTGTCACCTATCAAAATGCTTGGCTTTCCGGAGTCAGGCATTTTCCCACCACCGATTCCAATTGTGGAGTTTTGTCTAATTCTAAAATTAGAGCCTATACAACTGCTCCCGTTAATAACAATTCCATTAAAGTGACTGATAATCAATCCTGGGCCGATTGAGGCTCCGAGTTGAATTTCGCAACCGTATTTAATGGTCAACCTTCTATTGATTTTGCGTGCGAAGTTTTTACAAATATTAGCTTTATAAAGATAAGATGAAATTCGCCACCAAAAGTTAAAACGTCTTTCAGGACATTTAAAAGCTTTATGAACAGCGCGAGTCCAAGTAAATGGTTTTTTACTTTTCATTACTTCCGCTTGTAAACATTCATGCAAGTGGCGTTTTAACTCTTTTTTATTCATCCTAAAATTTGCACCTATCTCTAGTATTATCACTAGCCACTTCGCTAGTTTACTTCGCTCAATCCTAACTGAGCAGCCACGGCATGTGCAATAGCGGGCTGTTGTTTCTGACTAATGTTAACTCGCGTGCTATGCGGTTCATTCCTGTAACATGCAACGTCGGCGTAATTTTGTTCTCTTGAATCTACCATTGAATAATTTACAAAATCAATAATTCGAACCGTCACAGAAACTTAGAAACGAAGCGGCGAATATTTAGACAGTCATAGGGGATCTGGCGTATTGCGAACCCTCAAAAAGAAAACTACTGTATATAAAAACAGTATGTGAGGTATGCGTAATGGAATTTATCAGACCTGCAGAACTGCGAGAAATTATCGCGCTTCCGCTTTTCAGCGACTTAGTCCAGTGTGGTTTCCCCAGCCCGGCAGCTGATTATGTCGAACAACGCATTGATCTCAATGAGCTTCTTGTTGCTCATCCCAGCTCGACATATTTCGTCAAGGCTGCAGGCGACTCGATGATTGAGGCCGGGATCAGCGACGGCGATCTGCTGGTGGTGGATAGTTCCCGCACTGCTGAGCATGGTGACATTGTCATCGCTGCGGTGGAAGGGGAATTCACAGTAAAACGACTGCAGCTACGTCCCACAGTGCAGCTCCTACCGATGAACAGCGCTTATTCGCCGATTATTGTTGGCACCGAGGACACACTTGATGTGTTCGGTGTCGTGACTTTTATCGTTAAATCGGCGAGCTGAGTATGTTTGCCCTCTGTGATGTGAATTCGTTCTACGCATCATGCGAGACTGTATTCAGGCCGGACCTAAGATGGCGGCCTGTTGTCGTTCTCTCAAATAACGATGGCTGTGTAATCGCACGCAGCGCAGAAGCAAAAGCGGTCGGAATCACTATGGGGGAGCCATTCTTCAAGCAAAAGGAGCTTTTCCGGCGCGCTGGGGTTGTTTGCTTCAGCAGCAATTACGAGCTCTACGCAGATATGTCGAACCGAGTGATGACCACGCTTGAGGAAATGAGTCCTCGCGTCGAAATTTACAGCATTGACGAGGCCTTTTGTGATCTTACTGGGGTGCGAAACTGCCGGGATCTGACCGAGTTCGGCAAAGAGATCCGCGCTAACGTGCTGAAGCGTACGCACCTTACAGTTGGTGTTGGCATTGCCCAGACAAAAACACTCGCTAAACTCGCTAACCACGCAGCAAAAAAATGGCAGCGGCAGACGGGCGGCGTTGTGGACCTGTCTAACGTCGACCGTCAGCGGCGGTTAATGGCTATCGTGCCGGTAGAGGACGTGTGGGGCGTAGGTAGGCGCATCAGCAAAAAGCTAAACGCGATGGGCATCAAAACGGCACTTGATCTCTCTGAGCAAAGCACCTGGATTATTCGCAAACACTTTAATGTCGTGCTGGAGCGAACCGTCCGGGAGTTGCGAGGCGAGCCATGTTTAGAGCTGGAGGAGTTTGCGCCGGCAAAGCAGGAAATCGTCTGCAGCCGGTCATTCGGCGAACGCGTCACTGATTACGAACAAATGAGGCAGGCCATCTGCAGCTATGCCGCCCGTGGTGCTGAAAAACTTCGGGGTGAGCATCAATACTGCCGCTTTATCTCTGCGTTCGTGAAAACCTCTCCCTTTGCGCTTAACGAGCCGTATTATGATAACAGTGCGTCCATGAAGCTTCTTACCCCCACTCAGGATTCACGCGACATCATTAACGCCGCGGTAAAGTGCCTGGACAAAATCTGGAAGGATGGCCACAGGTACCAGAAAGCCGGCATTATGCTGGGTGATTTCTTCAGTCAGGGGGTAGCCCAGCTTAACTTGTTCGATGAAAACGCGCCGCGGCCCGGTAGTGATAAACTGATGGAGGTTCTGGATCAACTCAATGCCAGAGACGGCAGAGGAACGCTCTACTTTGCAGGGCAGGGCATTCAGCAACAGTGGCAAATGAAGCGAGAAATGCTGTCACCTCGATATACGACGAGATACTCAGATCTGCTAAGAGTCCGATAAGTATTCCTGATGTCTTGGTCCGCTTTGTGCCAGGAGCGGACATTCATTGTACTGGTTTGTTGAGCTCAACTAGGCAAACAATGCTGCCTGTTGCAGCTTATTTATTATTTTGCCAAATGTTTTCGCATCAGAGCATTTTCTAATGTAATTCCACGGCAAATAGGAAAACCTCTCTCCATTACATGAAAGCCGTGTCGTAGAAAGAACGCTTCCGCAGCCTTACTTACATTTGAAGTAAGCTCACTAGTTCCATGTTGCCTCGCTTCCTCATGAATGCAATTCATTAGTAATGTCCCTACCCCCTGTCCTGAATAGGTTCCTGAGACATAAAAATGGTCAATGTACCCATTTGGTTGGAGATCTGCATATCCAGCTATTTCACCATCAAGCTCTACAACAAAAGGGCATAGTTCCCTCATGTGATTGGCCCATTGTTCCTGGTCGATTTCTGCCGGGGCCCAAGCATCAATTTGTTCATGTGTGTAGTAGTGTGATGCGATGGTATGTACAGAAGAATAAAACACGTTAAATAATGAGATTTCATCCCCATTACGGAACCTTCTTATTTTCATAAAACCTCATTGTGAAAGCTGCTTGTAGAACAATACTACTTTTTTTGAAACAGGGTGTCATCTCCTCTCTCACAGTGGGCCCCTGCCCAGTTAGCCAGTCCGTTCCGTGCCAGAAGCGGAAGTTTGTTATTGTTGTCACCGATATCAAGTTATGGGTACTACTTAGCATAAATAAACAGGGAACAAGATGATGCATAATGTGAAAATCTAATTTTAAAAGTTAATTGAAAGGGAGATCCACCCTCCCTTAGGAATATAACACCAGTAAATCAACCCATTGGGAGAAGTAGATT